TTGAAGCTTCAAGGAAAGCGTGGAGAAGATGCAAAACGTAAAGCCGCCGAAGCTCAACCAGAGCAGAAGGGCAAGTTGCAGCAATTTATTGAAGAGGGCGAGGCAAGTCTCAAAGATTTAGAGGGTTTAGCCGTAAGAGTGTCCCAAGGAATTGGAGATGCAATTGGCAGTTCTATCTCTAACGGAATTTCAGGATTAATCGAGGGGACCACCACGGTTAAAGACATTTTTGCCAATTTCCTGAAAGACGTTGGTCAGATCTTGGTTCAAGAAGCTGCCAAAATGATTGCAACATATGTTGCTATTGGAATCGCAAGAATATTTGCCGGCTTTGCGGCTGGTAAATCAAGCGGCCCCAATCCAAATCCGGGTGGAATTCCTTCTACCGGAAATGCGGGTGCGCCAACCATAAATGGATTTGATACTGGTTCAATCAGCAATTTGGCCGCAAATGGTGCATATTTTGCGAATGGAAAAGCTAATTTCTCCTCAAGCAGTCCTCAACCTTTCGCTAATGGCGGCATCGTTAATCGACCCACGTTCTTCCGTTTCAAGGACGGAGGAGCAATGGGTGGAGGAAGTTCGATTCCCTTCCAAATGGGAGTTATGGGCGAAGCTGGCCCAGAAGCGATTATGCCGCTTTCTCGTGGTTCTGACGGTCGCTTGGGTGTAACTGCCAACATTCCATTCACTAAGTCCGCAAGTCGTCTTGCCGCCGAGAGCTCAGAAAGCGAAACAATTGCTTCTCTTGCCAATCCCAAGCCAATAGACGTGCGCTTTGAGTCACAAGTAATCAATAATGTTGAATATGTAACGGCCGAAGAGTACCGTAAGGGTATGGCACAGGCAGCAGAACGTGGTCGGAGTCTTACCTTGGCTACACTGCAGAATTCCGTTAAGACTCGTAAGCGCGTAGGTATCGGCTGATGAGCACATTTGCTTTCGTCAACTACTCGCGATTCCTTGAACAAGATGGTACGCCGACCATCTACGCATATCAGAACTTCAGCATCAATCAATCGCGTGACTATTCAGGCGTGACATACGAATACGCGCCATTTGCCTACACACTCGGCGCAGGCAGCAGAGGCGGCGATCGCAGTGATTCCAGTTTGGTGGCTGGCCTTGACCAGCTGACGGTCAATTTATTTGCTGAAGCTGTTCAAAGTCGTTGGTTACTTGAGGTAAAAACAGTCAGCCTTATCCCGGTAAACTTCGCCGATGATGTACTTGTGCGCACCGAGCTTTGGCGCATCGCTCAATATGAGATGGACACTGAGCGCATCATCCTGAAGCTCTCAAGCCCATTGGATGCAACCAAGAGCAATGTACCTCGCAGGCGCCTTACAACAGGCCTTGTAGGCGCTTTGCCCAGCACTGGCAGTTTGGTAATTAGCTAATGGACTGGAAGCGCTGGATTGGACTGCCACATGAATTTGGTGCTGATCCTGAGCTTGGCAAAGCAGCTGACTGCGTCTTGATGGTTTGGCGCATCCTTGATGATGCAGGCATTTATCACCCAGAATTCAACTGCTATTGGCTTGAGCTGGCCAGGCAGAAGCGTTGGGATGAGCTTGAGATGCTATGGATCAATGCAACGGTGAAGCTAGAAAAACCACAAGAGTACGCAGTAACCCTTTTTCACAACGGCCCAGCAGGTCTCGGTGTCGGTATCGTTGTTGATGATGGGCTGCTTTTGGTGCATCACAAGCGTGGCGTTCGCTGGGTGCCGCTTTCTTACATGCCTACCCTCCACTTTTACGTTTTTGAGTGATGCTGCCTTCTGATCGCTATCTAGCTGAACTGCTGGGGCTGACAGAAGAGCAGTTCAAGGTCTTCTTGTGCGAAGTGCGCAAACGCGCCAGCCAACAGCCTGAGCCTGCAGTGGTGGCTGGGGTTGAGGTTTATATCGCCATCGCGCTAAGCGTCATCGGGATTGGCTTTCAGATTGCTTCTGCATTCCTAAAGCCAGCCTTGCCTGATTCAGGCGGTAGACCTGCTCAGCTCAAAGAAAGATCCCGTGGCGGCCAAGCTCGTACAGAAAACGAGCGCTTTACCCCTCGTTATGGCTTCGACAGTACTCAGGACATTACGACCCTGGGCAGCATCGTGCCTGTGGTCTATGCCCTGCGCGAGGCCATTTCTGGCACAACCTACGGCGGCGTCAGGGTCTCAACCCCAATGCTGTGGAGCCAGATCTATAGCCTTGGTGGCTCGCAACTGTTGCGAGCGATTTTCCTGATTGGTGAAGGCCCAATTAGCGCCATAGATGCAGGCAACTTCGCATCAGGCGGCAACACGCTCAGCAGCTACGACTTTGGCAATACCGCAGCGAATCAAGTCGGCTCACGCCTGGCGGTTTATGGCCGTTATGACGGCGGACTGACTACCCGCATCGCTTCAGGGGATCAAATCTTTGGTCGCAGTGCAGCGACTGATCCAGGCAATGCTGAGAACGATGGCGGCGGCGATGTTTTCAGAGTTTGGCGCAATGGCGCATGGCAGCCTGATTTCTGCTCAGCTACCCGCCCCAACAACCAGACCACCTTTGGCGTTTACGCCTTGTGTGGCAATGACTTTGGGATGCGCATCAATCCAACCTTCACTCCACAGGTCCGTGCTCAGCTGATCCCTGAAGGTGATGATGGCGATGCCAAGGTGAAGTGCATCGTTGACGACGCGGCATGGGCGCAGCGGCTCAAGATGCGTGCATTCTTTGGATCGCGCAGCGGCATCACGTCTAGCGGGCTTGGAAGCATTGGCGGCTCCACCAGCTACACCCTCTTCGCCAGCAGCGACAAGAACACAGCCTTCAGCAGAGATCTGAAGAACCTGCAGAACACTAGCGACTGGGTGCTAGAGAAAAAGACGATCATCAAAGACGGCGCCGGCGTCTACACAAAGCCCAGCAGCAGACGCTGGAACAACATCTACGACAACACAAGAGACCAGTCAGCTTCCATTGCCACGCTTGAAAGCAAGATCTCGACTACGGTCAACAGCGTTACGGTTGACGCCAATGGCAAGGGCAACCTGAATGTCACCATATCGTTCAACATCACAGGCTTCTACAACGATGACGATGCAACCGACACGATCAACGAAGACCTCGAAACTCTGAAGTCCGCGCGATTCCAGCTGAAGTGGCGGAATCCTCTCACCGCCAGTGATCCAGAGGATGACGTTGTTGTCAAGTACACATTAAAGGTCTTGGTAAGGAGCAGGACAAGGCAGCAGTTTGAAACAGGTGGCACAATCAGCGCCCCGACCCTGAATGTCACTACAAATGCAGATGGGCTGGTCACTGCCGTGAGCATTGCTGGCGGTGGGGGCACGATTTCAAACATCACCACCACGAATACCCGCTTCAGGCCGACCTTCAAGATCCGAGGCTCTGGCGTAGCCGCAGTTGACGAAACCGCAGCTTCAGTGATTTCCATCACTCGCGATCTCAAGTTCAACGCCAAAAAGGCCTACATCGAGAACGCAGGCGATGTCGCCTCTACTGTCGCAGGCCGCCAAAAGGCCTGGGATGATTCCCTCGTGATTGGCGAGCTCTACAAGATTGGTTCTGGCTTGGCCGTTTGCGATTCCCGCAGCCCTGGCGTCTTCATCTCTGAGGCTGACATCGCCAGCGGCAGCGGCAACCCGATCACAGCCACATTCAGAACGGTGCGCACAGGATCAGTCAGCACCAACAGCCAGGCGAACATCGAGACATCAGGCCTCACATGGGTCAACACCGATTTCTCGCTGCGCGAATGGCGCAACGTCGCAACGACAGACGGTCACATCTTGCGCTGTGCAATCGCCAGCATCTCCACAACACGGCCATGCCAAGGCGTTGAGCTTGGCATCCGTTCACGGCTAGGCATCCGCATCAGCGGACTCACGAACTTCCGCGAAGCGCTCAGCTACGAAGAGTGTGACAACAGGGCTTGCCTTGACTACAGGAACGACATTGTCGAACAGGGCAGCGTCCTCCAGACGGACGTCTACCAATCGAACATCCTGAGCGCCCCGGTTGAGCGTTACAGCTTCTTTGCGATCTACTACCGAGAGGCTGGTTCAGAGGCGGCTTTCACCAAGCTGAGCAATGCCTACGGCGTGCGTGGCGCAACGCAGCAGAACGTCTTCAACTACATCCAGTTGAACATGCCTTCGGTCAAGCAGTGGGAATTCCAGATCGAGCCCTACTCCGGCTATGAGGTGCGCAACACCAGCATCGGCAATCTCTACGTTCTTGAGGCAAGCCTTGGCACTAGGCAGACCGTTTCCGAGGTTGGTGGCGTCACTGTGGTTTTCGACGGCACCTCTATCACCAAATCAGCGGACACCTTCGCCATACCCACCGGCCGACGCGAACTGAGCAAGGGCACCCTCTCCTACCCACGAACAGACAACATCGACTTTCCCAACGGGGACTATTCCTACATCGACACCTGGGGCAAGCTCGCTGAGTCCTTCATCTTTGAAGAGATCAAGTCATCCGCTGATAGCGGCCCTGAGCATGAGGTGGTTTATGTGAATGAGATTGTGCCCAACAGCCCGGCCCCGGTCTATGACGACCTGGCCCTGGTGGGCATCAACGTGCTCTCTTCTGTCGAATGGCAGCAGTTTGGGCAGTTCAGCTGCTACGTGACCGGCGGCAAAACCTGCAGAAGGCTGCGGGCTGGCCAGACGCTGGGGCCTACCCACCTTTTCCCTGATGTGCTGCTCGATCTGATGACCAACACCACCTACGGCGCTGGCGATCTGATCAAGGACAGCATGGTCGATTTCGTTTCCTTCACTGCTGCGGCTGACTGGTGCTACAGCCGCAAATACTTCTTCGACGGTGTGCAGGCCGATCGCGTCAACCTGCGCCAATGGGCCGCCGATGTCGCAGCTGCCAATCTGCTGACCTTCGGCGAGGCTGACGGCAAGTTCTATCTCCGTCCGGCCCTGCAGTTCGATGCCGTGTCAATCAAAGGCCTATTCACCGCAGGCAACATCGTTGAGGGCAGCTTCAAGCTGCAATATCTCGAACCTGAAGAGCGGGAGCCGATTCAGGTCTCAGTCAGTTATCGGGAAGAGCGGGCCAGCAGTGATCTGAGCAACCCAGGCATCTTCCCAACTGAGCGTGAGGTGCTGGTGCGTGAGCAGGCCCCCAACGGCAGCGCAACCGATCCGATCGAATCGCTGGACCTGTCCGACTACGTGACAAATCGCCAGCAGGCGATCGACGCGGCCAAGTTTGTTGTAAGGATGCGCCGCATCCCAACGCATGTGATCAGCTTCCGCACTACCCACGAAGGCGCCCTGGCGAAGTTCGGCCCTAGCGACTACATCCGAGTGGCGATGGACGAAACCCAATATGACGAGTTCAACAATGGCGTAGTCACGGCGCAGGGGACTGTGGTCAGCACCAAACCGCTATTCCCTGGCACCTATGAGGTCATCGCATGGGATGGCACTGAAGGCAGCCCCCCAGTTGATACCAATCTCGTGATCAGCAGCGATGGCACAGCCACCCCTGCCGGAGTGGTATTCACGGTCAAGAAGGTTGGCACGCAAGTGCGCACCTATCAGATCGAGCGAGTGACGCCTGACGAAGAAGGCGCCTTTACGATTGAGGCGGTCCACATGCCCACGAATTCTTCGGGCGTGCTCAAGCTGGCCGAGGCGTTCGATGATGCTGGTAGTTGGGTGATTGAGTGATGGCTGTTGCATTCCCGAGCATTGAGCCCACCGGCCGGAACTTCACGGCACCGCGCTGGCCCACCAGTGGCCTGACTACGCAATCCGGCCTCACAACCCGCCGCCTATGGGGCAGCAAGCCAACCCAGGCTCAGCTGCAGCTGCAGTTCAACAACATCACAGACGACAACGCAGCACTGATCATCAAGGCATACAACGATGCCCAAGGTGCAACAACAGATCTCACCTTGCCAGCTGCAATCTTCAATG